AATATCCTCAATCCTGTACTCCTTGATACAAGCTACTTACAGAGGATGGTAAATGACATAAAAGCGAACTTTCATTGGAGTTTAAAATTTGTTTTGACTTTGTGAAAATAGGTATGTTATAATAATAGTTAATGAATATTAAATAATAATTTAGAAAGGATTGATTGATTGATTGAAGAATTCAGGTAACTGTTGGAAGCCAATCAAGAGAGCAAATTCTCCACCTATTTCAATATATTGTTTAATAAATCATATGAGTTTTAGATAATAATAAAATAATAATATATTGAAAGAAGGAATTAATACATATGGCAAAGAAAGAAGATAAAAAACCTCTAAAAAAAGGTCAATCATTATTTCAACTAATTGGCGAAGCTAAAATTACAGATTTCACATTTAAAATGGATGAAACAACTAAAAAATCAGACTGGGTTTGGAATCAATTAAATCTTGGAGTAGATTGTGGTGATGGTAATGTAGTTTACGCTGATTTAATGGGTGGTTATGGTTCGGAAAGAGATAATGTTCTTTATGTTCATGGTCAAAAAGAAAATGATAAAGGAAAAATGGTTGATGATTATAGTAACCAATATACAATTGCATGGGAAGATAGGTTTGATGAAGACATTCTTGAAACTATTGGAGACCAATGTTTTATTACTATCGGACTTGAAAAAGATGATAAAGATAAAACATTTCCTAAAAAGTTTTTATCTGCTTATGACGCTATCGTGTATGTTCAAGAACACATTAAAAATGGAATGGTTATTAACGTCAAAGGCGGATATGTATACAAGACATATCAAGATTCAACTCAAGCAGTAAAAGAAATTAAAAGTATATTCTTGTCAAAGGTAGACGATCCTTCAAAATACAAAGCAACGTTTACACAAACCATCCTTCTTGATAAAGATAGTGTTGGCAAATTAGATAAAGAAAAAGCAATCTATCCTATTTATGCTAAAGTCGTAGATTACATCAAAGAATACAATGGAAAATTGGTAAAACAAAATATTACATACGATAAAATGTTTGAACTCGAAGTAGACAAAGTAAAACCAGAAAATACCAAAAAGTTCCTAGATAAAGTTTTAAAAGTAAAAAAAGATATCACAGAAGTTACTATTGAAGGTGATATTATTGAAGGTCAATCTTTAGTTAGTATCACTGAGGCTGATATCCCTGCTGACATCATGGAACTTATCGATATGGGTGCTTATACTATGGAAGACGCTATTAATAAGCTTGCTGTAGGTGGAAGCAAAGAAAAGAAAATGGTGATTCGCAGACCTGCAATTAAGATGGTTGGAGAGGATGATAATAAAAAGCCTGTAATTCTCAAAACAGAAGGTCAATATAGGGATGAGGATTTACTATTTGACTTTATGATTAAGAAAGAAGAGTCAGAAGAAAATGATCCAGAAAACAATGAAGAAGATGAAAAAGAAGAAGATTTATCTTGGATGGACGCATTAAACGAAGAAAACGAAGAACAATAACTAAGTATAGGAGAGGTTAAACTCCTCTCCTTATTAAATTAAAATAAAATATTTGAAAGAAGGTAATTTTTTGGCAGAAAGAAAATTTGGTAAAAAGAACATTATTAAGGTAGATCCTTTAGCATATAACTTAGGTTTAATTGGACTTAGTGGTATTGGTAAAACTACACTCGCAAAAGAGGTATGTGAGGAACTTGTGGGAGAAGATGGATATATTATTGCCAACGTAGGTAGGGAAGATGGCATTGATGCAATTGCAGGTGCAATTTATGAAGATATCCCAGATTGGGATGTATTTGAGGAATTTACAACAGATATCATAGAAAATAAGTTGACAGATTACAAAGATTTAAAGGTTATCGTTTGGGACACTATTGATGAGTTAATTCGTATTGCGGAACCAGAAGCTATTAGACTCTCGAATAAAGATCAATATGGCAAAAAAGACCCTAAAATTGCTAAGACAATTAATCAAGCTTGGGGTGGTTTTGGAAAAGGAGAAGCATACACTATTGACTTAATTATGGGGATACTGTGGGAGTTAAAAAGAGTTGGTGTTGCCATGTTCTTAGTTGGTCACACAAAAGAAAGGACAATGACCGATTCGATATCTGGACTTGAATATAATATCATCACAACCAATATGCAACATAATTATTTCACTGCACTAAAAACAAAATTACATATTCTTGGCGTTGCAAGCATTGACAGAGAAATAGTTATGGAAAAGACTGGCAAGAAAGACTTTGCAGGAAAAGATAAAATTAAAGGTCATGTAAAAAATGAAAGTAGAAAAATAACGTTCCGAGATGATAATTTTAACGTAGATTCTAAATCAAGATTTTCTGAAATCATAGATTCAATTGAGTTTAATCATTCAGATTTCATTAAAGCTGTTGAAGATGCTATTAAAATTGAACATGATAAACAATCTGGAAATAAGTCAATCGAAGAAACTAAAGTAGAACAAGCAATTGAAAAAGATAAAATCGTTGAGAAAAATGTTTCTGAAAAAAAAGATGAACTTAAAGATTTAGAAGTAGAGAAAATTGTAGCAGTGATTACTGATTTCGTAAAAACGAATAGATCAAGTCCTGAAAAATTAAAACCACTACTTTTGAGAAGCAAAGAAATGGGATATATTAATCCTACTAAAGTTGATAATTTGGAAAACGCAAATGAATTATTAAGTTTAATTGTCAATAAATAATATATTGGGAGGAAAATTAATTTTCCTCCCACTGTTTTAAATTTAGGATGTGATAATATGGAAAAACATAGAAAAGATCAGGAATGGATTGATCTTTATGAATATGTAAAAAAAGAAATTATGGGATATACAGATGAAAAATTATCAAAGTATATGGTGTTAAGATTAAAAGGTCTAGAAAAAGGACAGTTTTTAGCAAATAAAAAACAAACACCTATGGCTAATTATACTTTTAAATCAATTTTGTATACCTTCAAATTATGTAAACAAGATATAATAGTTGGTTTCAGAACTAACAATACTAAATTCACAGGAGAACAACACAAATTTAATTATGCAATGGTGATTATAGAAAACAATATTAATGATATGGTAACGAAATTAAACAACGTAGAAAAAGCAAAAGAAAAAGCAGAAAATGTTGAGCTTGAAAATATTTACCATAAAGGAGCAGACTATACATCTAAAACAAAAAAAACCAATCATACATTAGAAGACTTATGGTAAAGAGGTAGGTGACAACTATTACTCAAACTAGTAAAGCAAAAAGCACCACAAAATTAACTCCGTTTGAAGAGGAATTATTAAAAGCGAGTAAAAAGATACGAGAATATAAAAAAGCTTGCGAAGCAAACATAGTGAGTATTCTTTGGAAAAACTATGAATTGTATTATACATATGACAATTTAAAACTTGCAAATTTCACTGAGAATGTTTGGAAGGTTTACTGGCAAATAGGTTATGACATAGTAATAAAAGAAAAGAAACAAGTTCTTGACGATATAACTGTAGGATTGTATTTGGAAAAGCATTTAAGATTAAAAGAACAGTACGAAAAATATAAAGGTTACGAAACAATTGAAAACGCAAAAGCATATGTTAAAACGGAGAATATGGATGGGTATATCAACGAACTCCACAAGTGGAATGCAGTATTGGATTTATTAAAAAGAAAATTTCCGATTTTTGATAGGATAAGCGATTTTGTGGATATGACATCTGAACAAATATATGATGAATTTGAGGCTGTTCTAAACCATGTCTTTGTTAATGTTGAAGGCGATGATGTTACTCATGATATATCTGATGGATTGGATGAGTTAATAGAAGAATTAGATCAAGGTCTAGCAGTTGGTTTGCCTTTACATAATACACCAATTTTAAATAAAGAAATAGGTGGAAATCTAGAAGGCAATATCACATTAGTTGGTGGTTTAAGTGGTGTAGGAAAAACAGCGTTAAGTAGGGTTTTACTTCTTCCTAGTATATTAGATCACAAAGAAAAAATTATTATAATGATAAATGAAGAGGGAAAAAAGAAATGGCAAAGAGAATTTCTTGTCTGGGTTGCTAATAATATATTTAAGGAAGATTTACAAAAATATATTGTTCGAGATGGAAAGTATAAATCTGAGGTAAAAGCATTATTAAAAAAATGCTCAGATTGGATTAAACAATATAAAAACACAATTATATTAAAACCATTTACTCAATATACCACAGCAAAAGCTATTAAAACTATTAAAAAATATTCTAGTATGGGTGTTAAATACTTTGTGCTTGATACGTATAAAGCCGATGCCAAAACGCTAAGTAGTGAAGCATTTTGGTTTAGTATGCAACAAAATATGGTTGAAATAAATGATGTTATTAAACCGGAAGCAAAAAACGTACATATTTGGATTACATTTCAATTAAGCAAAGGAAGTTCAAAACAAAGACATTACGATCAAGATAATATTGGAATGGCAAAAAACATAGTAGATGTGGCATCTACTTGTTTAATGATTAGAACAGTATTCGATGATGAATTAGAAGGTGGTAAACGAGAACTAGATGTTTATAGAAAAGAAAAAAGACAAGGAAATATAGAATCTCAAATTCCAGTAAAGTTAAAAAAAGGTAAAAACTATCAAATTATTTTCATTGTTAAAAATCGTGAAGGGAGTACAAATAGTTATCAAATTGTTGTAGAGTTCGACCTATCACGTAATGTTTACAAAGAAGTTGGTTTTACAGTAGTTCCAGTAGATTTTTAAAGGGGATGGTGATATGACTGCGAATGAATTAATTCAATATATAATTGATAATAATGTAATCGAAGAAATACTTGAAAGTTTGGGATGTCACCATCTTAAAGAGTACAGCAAAGAATATAGGTGTGGGCTCCCTTCTCATTCAAGTAAAGATGCAATTTCTATTAAAAAAGATACATTAAAGACAAAAATATTTCAATCTGATAGTAATATTATTCGAGGTAATATATTTACACTATGCCAAACCATAAAAAACTTTAGCTTTTCAGAATCAAATAGATATATTCATAATCTATTTGGACTTGAATATAAGTTTAAACTTAATAAAAAGAATGATGTGTTTAAAGATCCACTTGAAATTTTCAAGAAGATAAAAATGAAAAAGTATACTGATATAAATAATATAGATGTTATTAATGAGGATTGTCTAAGTGAATATATACCGTATATTCATATCGAATGGGTAAGAGAGGGCATAATGCCTTGGACTTCCAATGAGTTTAATATTGGATACAGCGTGAACAAAAGGCGAATAGTTATTCCTCATCGATATTGGAGTGGGAGTAAAAATGATTACGTAGGTGTGATAGGAAGAACCGTTATAAAGGAATGGGATATGTTAGACATACCAAAATATTTCCCATTAAAAAACTTCCCTAAGACTATGAATTTGTATGGTTTGCAAGAGAATTATAGAACCATACAAGAGGCAGGATATGTTGTGGTTTATGAGGCCGAAAAAAGTGTTTTAAAGCGTCACAGTAGGAATGACGGTACTGGAACTGCCGTGTGTTGTCATGACATCTCAGAAGAACAAGTAAAAATTATAATTGGTTTAGATGTAGATATAGTTATTGCTTTTGATAAAGGAATATCAATCGAACATATTAGAAGTACGTGTGATAAATTTTATGGCATCAGGAATGTATATTATATTTATGACAAATATGATTTGCTTGAGGATAAAATGAGTCCTGCGGATGCTACAAATCGGATATATACTTATTTGCTAAAATATAAAACTTTATATGATGAGACGGAAAGAAAGGAGCATTTAAAATGCCTAGAAAAACAAAGGAAGAATTAGAAGAATTAAAGAAAAAATATAATTGCAGTATGCTTTGGAGTTGGAGTAGATATAATTGTTTTAAAAATAGTATTTATGAGTATTTTTTAAAGTATATAGCAAAAATTAAAGAAGATAGAGATGATGGCATTTATGGAGTAAGTGGAAATGCGTGTCATGGAATTCTTGAAAAGTTTTACTTAAAAGAAATTAAATATGAAGATATGCTTCAAGAATATGAGAATTCATTATTTACATTTAATGCAGGAGAATTAAAATACGACAGAACTAATGAGGAAAAAAACAATAATATAGCAAATAAATATGAGTCATGTCTAAGACATTTCTTCCAAAATCATATCACAATTAATAAAAAGGTTGAAATAGAGAAGTTTATTATTATTAAGATAAATAGTTTTATATTTCAAGGTTATATTGACTTCATACATAAAGAAGATGACTGTTTTATAATTACAGATTGGAAAACATCAAGTATTTATACAGGAAAAAAAATAGATAAAGAAAAAGGTCAATTAGTATTATACGCAGAAGGACTTAAACAGTTAGGTGTTTCCTTAGATAAGATTAAAATAAGATGGAACTTCTTGAAATATGTAATTGTAGAAGTGCAACAAGCAAATGGAAAAGTAATTGAAAGAAATATAGTAAGAAATGAAATTGGTTCAAGTTTAAAATCAAATGTGAAAATGTGGTTAAAAAAAGAAAAATGTTACTCTGAAGAAGAGATTGAATCATATTTGGATTTATTAACCATGACAAACGATATAAACAGTCTCCCAAAGGATATACAAGCAAAATATAAAATTAGTGATTGTTACATATATATTCCAATCACAGTAGAAGAAATTGAAAAACTTAAATCTGAAATTATTAGTGCTATTGTTGATATTAGCAAAAAGGATTGCGAATACTTAAAAACAAAAGATGAGAAAGTCTGGTGGGAAGAAATTACTGACGCTCAATCGTATTTCTTTGCAAATCTAAGTGGTTATAGTGCAAACTTACACAAACCATATGCAGAGTATTTAGAAAAAAGAAAAGCACATATTAATTCGGCAGATAGTAAAGAAGAGGATTTATCATGGATGAACAACCTTTAAAGAATAGGAGGATTACATGAATAATTACATAGTCTATCATTTACATGAAGACACAAGTAATTGTAACGGCTTTGCTGATTCATGTTCGCATTATAAAGAGTATATAAAGCTTGCTAAAAAGCAAGGTATGAAAGCAATGGCTTTTTCAAATCATGGCGGTATGTATGATTGGATAAAAAAGAAACAAGACTGTGATAAAGCAGGGATTAAATATATACATGGCATTGAATCATATTTATGTACTAAATTTGAGGCGGATGAGAGAGGATACCACATTGGTTTATATGCTAAAAATTATGATGGTGTATTGGAGTTAAATTTATTAAATGCAAAATCAACATCTAAAGGTAAGCTAGAAGATAAAACTGATCGACATTTTTACTATAATCCAAGAATATCTCTTGAAGAATTAATGAATACAAGTAATAATATTATAGTAACAACTGCATGTTTAGCATCGATTTTATGGAAAAAGAAAGATGATGAAGATAGTTATGTTCAAATATTTTTAGAGTGGATGTCTAAAAATAGTCATAGATGTTTCTTGGAAATTCAGTATCACACACATGAGCATCAAATAGAATATAATAAATTACTATGGGATTGGAGCAAAGAATATAATATTCCTTTAATTGCGGGTACAGATACGCATTCATCTTCTAAATATAAAGCAGAATGCAGAAAGATTCTTCAAATATCAAAAGATAGTTTTTATGGGGATGAAGATTCTTTTGACTTAACGTGGAAGAGTTTTGATGAGTTAGTTCAATGCTTTAAGAATCAGAACGCATTACCTAAAGAAGTATGGATGGATGCTATAAAAAATACAAGTAAACTTGCCGATATGGTAGAAGAGTTTAAATTAGATAAGTCATTTAAATATCCTAATTTATATGGTGATAATGCAGTTGATATTTGGAAAAAAACTATATCAAAGAAATTACTACATAAAAAGAAAAATAATATTCTTGATATGACTAAACTGGATGAATATAAGAAGAAAA